GACTATCAGTCACTAGAGCTGTACAAGCATACAGTCGATGAGATCAAAAAGCAAGCAAGAGCAAACGGCTTTAACCAATTTCACTGGAGCTTCAGCGGTGGCGAACCTACGGCCTACAAAGAACTTATCAATCTAATTGAACACCTCAACGACGGAATTACAGATTACCAAAGTATACACATGACTACTAACTTGTCGCCTGGTAGCAAGTGGTGGAACGCATGGTGCCATGCTACTAGAGATTTTCAACGTCGAAGCATTACAGCGAGCCATCACGAAGAGTTTGCCAAAGAGCAAGAGTTTGGAGACAAGTGCGTTCAACTAGCTCGCGCCGGAGTTAATCTCACAGTTAATCAGGTCATGGTGCCCGAGCACTTTTACGACACCTACACGAAGTTACAACGCTTTGTGAACAAAGGAATCAACGTAACCCTTAAACCTCAGAGTGATCCGACTGCTAGCAAGATAGTAGATGGCTACAGTGATCCTATGATTCATCTAATGCAGACTGGGTTTCCGCAGAATGACCATGGAGAACCAGTTTACCAGATAGCTCTGTACGATGCAGATAATAACGAATACTTGTTTGACCAAGCAGAAAGATTTAACGCATTTGGGTTTAATAAATTCACCGGATGGCATTGCAATAGTGGATATCAAAGTGTTATAATTAAAGGCACTGAGGTCAAGAGAAGCTACAGTTGCCACGATGTGCAGTTAGGTAACATCCTTACTGGTTTTGATTTATTTAAAGAACCTAAGATGTGTATTACACCTAGTTGCGTGAGCAGTGCAGACTCTAAGATACCTAAACATAATGTCAGATAAAGCTAAAGAATATATTAAGATTATAGAACAGAAGACCGGAACCCCTACGTTCTGCGTACTTCCATGGATTCACGTTGCCACTAGACCAAACGGTGATGCTAGGTTGTGCTGCGGTAGCAATGCTAGCCAAGCAACCAAAGGCATTTTAGATGCCGGTCTAGTCAAGAAAGAAAACGGTCAGCCCGCAAACTTTGGTACGGATACAATTACCAGCGCCATTAACAATGAGTACATGCGAGATGTTCGTATGACAATGATGCAGAAACAGATTCCTGCTAGTTGTGCAAAGTGCTTTGAAGAAGAAGCCAACGGAATTGTTAGCAAGCGAGTATGGGAAACCTATTACTGGGACAACGAAGGGCTAGACTTAGATGAGATCATTAGTAGCACACAATGGGATGGATCTATTCCACCTGTTATTCGTTACCTTGATCTGCGTCTAGGTCATACCTGCAATTTGAAATGTGTGATGTGTACTCCACATGACAGCAGCCGTTGGACACAAGACTACGACAAGTTAATAGGTGTAACAAAGAGTCCTATCATTCTCAAACAAATCAATTGGGATTCTGAGAAGTTTAATAACACTTGGTATGAGCGGCCCGAACTATGGGAAGAAATCTTTGAACAGATTCCTAACATGCTACAACTTTACTTTGCCGGTGGTGAGCCGCTAATGATCAAAGAGCATAGAAGGTTGCTAGAAGAGATAGTTGCTCGTGGTCACAGTAAGAATATTACTCTACGATACAACTCTAACGGTGTATTAGTTGACGATAAGATGATCGACTTATGGAGTAACTTCAAAGAAGTTCGATTTGCATTTAGCATTGACGCTACAGAAGATCGAAATCATTACATTCGATATCCTGTAAGTTGGGAGGAGACTGCTGCGGCACTGCATAAGCTAGACAACACGCCCGATAACATTAAGGTAGGCATTGCTTGTGCTGTTCAAATCTTTAACGTAAAGAACATCATAGACTTTGCTAAATGGAAAGTTCAACAAAACTTTAAGAAGATTAACAAGTTTGAAGTATTTGGTATTGAAGCCGGAGGAGGCTTGCTCAATATGCACATGCTTTACATCCCAACGTTCCTGAGCGCACGTATTCTTCCACAAGCAGATAAAGACCAACTTATAAAAGACTTTGCAGAATTTAAGCAATGGCTATGGGACAACTACAGACAAGATGACGACTTCTGGAAACACAATCCCAATGGATGGAATCGTTGGGAAAGTATTCTAAAGTTTGTAATGGCAGAAGACCACAGTCATCTGTTACCTGACTTTAAAGAATACGTTGACAATTTAGACACAATAAGAAATACATCAGCTAAAGATATATTTCCCGAGTTAGGAAACATACTATGAGAATAGACACAGAACACTTACACTATTGGATGCAGGCCATACGTCAAAGCCCAGACCCAATGCGAACTATGGACGCATTCTGGAGCGGTCAGCTTAAAAGCAAAGAGTGGTTGGTAAAAACTTTAGAATATGTAATCTATCCAGAACGTAACAAAGTAATGGACTTTCCGATTTCAGTCGATGTACACGGCGGATGGGTCGGAACACTGTCTAGCATGTTGTTTCAAAGTGACATTCCTATCGGTCATATTCGCAGTATTGATATTGATCCTAGCTGTGAACCTATTGCTACGATGATGAACAAGGGTGAAGAAATGGAAGGCAAGTTCCGTGCTGTTACCGCAGACATGTGCAATATCCGCAGTGATGCCGATGTTGTTATCAATACTAGTTGCGAGCATATTACACAAGATCAATATGATCTTTGGTTGAGCGGAATGCCGCATAACAGTCTAATAGCCTTGCAAAGTAACAACTACGATATTCCAGAGCACATCAGGATAGCAAAAGATATAGAAGAGTTCAAGACACAATGTGGTCTTGGCAAAGTACTATGGGCAGGCGAAATGGATCTGCCGTTGTATAAAAGGTTTATGGTAATAGGCTATGTTTAAATTTAACGAACTTAAAACAGTACACTTAGAAATTAGTACAAGATGCCAGGCATCTTGCCCTATGTGTCCTAGAAACTATCATGGTGGGTTAGAAAATCCTAATTTAAAAATTGCTGATTGGACATACAAAGACTTCGTTAAAATCTTTGATAAAGAAACGTTGGATCAATTAGAAGGTCTTTACTTCTGTGGGAACTTCGGTGATCCTATTATGAATGATGATCTCATTCTAATGTGTCAACATCTTAAAGATCATGCACCGCATATTGATTTACGCATTCACACCAACGGTGGAGCACGTGGTACTAGATGGTGGCAAGCTCTTCGACAAGCAATGCCCGAAAAGCATGTCGTAATATTTGCATTAGACGGACTCGAAGATACCCACCACTTATATCGAATCGGTACCAAATATGAGAATGTTGTTCGTAACGCTACAACATTTATTAACGAAGGTGGAACTGCTGAATGGGTGTTTATTAAATTTAAACACAACGAGCACCAAGTTGAAGAAGCTGAACGTAGAAGCAAAGAACTAGGGTTTGAAAGATTCGCTGTTAAGAATACAATTCGATTTATCGGCGAAGGCAAGTTTAGCGTACTAGACAAAGAAGGCAATGTTGAATATTACCTTGAGCCTCCCACAAACAATCAAGTAGTATTGATCGACAAACCATTGCTAGACAAGTTCAAGACATGGTATCACGAAGCTGAAATAAAGTGTTATGTACAAGAGAAAAGAGAACTCTACATTGATGCACACAAGAACTTATTTCCTTGCTGCTTCTTAGCCAGTGGTCCTTACAATAACAAACAAAGCCCTGCTATGGTAGCAGAGATTCGCGGACAAATTGTAGATCAGTATAACTCGTTGCTAGCCGACCTAGGCGGATTGGACAGCTTAGATGTTATGCAACATTCGATTAAAGATATTGTTGACAGCGATGTATGGCAAAACGTGTGGATTCCTTATTGGAACGAAAAGAAATTAATCACTTGTGCAAAGACCTGCGGAGTAACCGCTGAAGGAAACTTGTCCAAGCCCAAAGATCAGTTTGTAAAGAGAGTTTCAAATTGAAAACCTTCCACTCTATCATTCCTGTAAACGAAGATCCTTTTGTAGTCACTTGGGATCTGGGTCGCCGTTGTAACTTCGATTGCAGCTATTGCCCTAGCCATCGACATGATAACTTCAGCGCACATGCCACGTTGGAAGAACTAAAATGCACAACGGAATTTCTTTTTGAATACTGTTCAACTATTGCAGAGCACAGGATTAACAAAGACTTTCATGTGAGCTTTACGGGCGGTGAACCTACAGTTAATCCTAGATTCATTGAGTTCTGCCAATATGTACGTACTGCTTACAATGAAAAGTGGAAAGACAAGTTTAATCTGCATCTAAGTTTAACCACTAACGGAGCAATGAGTTCTAAAATGGCCGAGGCAGTAGTTGAAAACTTTGATTACGTAACGGTAAGTTATCACAGCGAAATCAAAACACAGATACGTCAACAGATCTGCGATAGACTTATGGAGTTTAGCAAAGCCGGAATGAACTTAAAAGTGAATGTCATGTTTCACGCAGAGCATTTTGAAGACTGTAAGAACTTATGCTATTGGCTCAAAGCATCTGGGATTAAATTTATTCCTAGACTTATAGGCGATGACCCTGATAGTAAGTCAAGTCAGGCACACCTGTACACTGAAGATCAGAAGAAGTGGCTCAAAGACTACTGGAACATCAATATAACGCCCACAAGCCGTCCTTGCTGCGGCGGAAGAACTATGGGCTTATGTAGTTCAGAAGGCAAAGTAGAAAGTAAAGCAGTTGAGTTTAGAGAATTCCAAGGATGGAGTTGTAGCGTTAACTGGTACTTCTTACATATTGAACAGCAAACACGATTGGCATACACACATCAAACGTGTCAAGCACGGTTAGATAGTACTCGAGGACCCTTGGGAAGTTTAGATGCTTGGGGAACAATTATTGCCGACCTTAAAACAAAGCTAGAGCAAAAGTCTATGCCCATTATCACTTGTCCTAATAAGCTCTGCGGTTGTGGATTGTGTACACCTAAAAGTGAAAACAGGCAAGATTTATTAAAAACCTTGCCTGCTGTAGTAAAAGATATTACTATATTTAATTAAGACGCATTAACCCAGTTAGTTCCATCAAACACTTGCATTTGATTTGTTGCTGCCGGAGTTGTTCCAGCTGTTACAAAAATCATCATACCTTTTGCCGGTGTTGGGATCGCTGCTAATCTTGCAGTATCATCTGCATACACTGGCAACTGGAATGGAACCGTTGCTTCAATAACTGTTGGTTTGATTTTAACAGCAGTAACTTGTGTTCCTGCATCACTTGTTGCAAACAACTCTAGTCTAGATGGAACAATCGTTGAACTTACAGTTCCGTTCACTAGACCTCTTAGGCCTGCTGACAATCTATAATCGCTACCATCGTGTCCTGAGAATTCAAATTTACCTAGCTCGTCGTTCAACTGAACTGCGCTTGGGGAAATTAAAGAACCTCGACTTCTTGCACCCACTACACTTGCTGTAACTGCCGAAGTGCTAGTAGATGTTAGAACGGAAACAAACGGAGCTGAAGCACTACCTGTTTGTGTAGCAAATACTGTATTCGCCGCAGTAACAGTCATTTGTGTACCACTAATAATACCAGAAGATTGTAACACAATATCATTTAGTTTGGCAGTTTTAGTAGCAGTTGTTA